TTAATCACTTTGAAACAGCCTGTTGGCGACGGTCCAGGTGCCCAGCAATTTAGTCACTGGCGCATCACTCACGAAGACATTTCCATTACGGAATATGTCAATCACCTCATTAAGGTTGCTAAACGTCACGACCATGAGCAATCTATTTTAGTTGACTCGTTCACCGATCCATCGAACATTGTTGACATTTGCCCCACTTGTGAGCAGTGTGTACAGACGTGCACCTGTGAACATGATAGTGAGGAAGAAGAGGAATACGTTCCTCATTTCGGCGAAAGACTCGCTGGCCACATCTCTCGTAAAGCTCGGAAATTCAACCACAAGTTGAGGATCCATCAGAGCAGAGCGGAGACCGCCGTAGAGGACATCGCCATTAAGGCATTATTACTAGGGCTTAAGGCCTTTGAAGAGTCACCAATGTCTTCGTGGACATCATGGATTCCCCAGGAGTGGATGGACAATGATTTTATCAAATCCACCATTCTGTCATTCGGGGAAGATGTGATTGGACAGGAGGTCAAGACTTATTGCCGTCGTATGTTCATAACTCATTTCATTTTATGTTTATTCATGTGGTCTATCTTCGGATTTAAGACCGCCCTTTTTGCCGCTATTGTCGGCTTTGTATATTATATGATCACTATTGCTGGAGTCATTGAGACCAAGAAGGAAGCTTATATGGCGAGGCTTGTAGCTTCGCGAGAAACGCTTCCAGAATTATTCAAGACTTTGAGAGACCAGCATGTGAAATACGCTTGCGGATTATTCGCATCACTTGGTTTGCTATATGGAGCAGCCCAAACAATTAAAGCACTCAAGGCTAACATTTCCTTTCAAGGGAAGTTGGCACCAAAATCCATTGCCGATATTCGCGCACGCGACATGGAAGCAGATGTATGGAAGGTCGTTGAGCGGAAGAAGATGGACCATAATGGCAGTTTTGTGGATCAAGATAAAGCTTCTAATGCTCTCCGTAGTGCTATGGGTATTGTGGAGATTGGAGATTTTTTCAGCGGAACTTTCTGCTTGAGCACGAAAGTCTTCATGGTGCCCTCTCACGTACTGCCAGCTGTACCAACTGTCGCAACATTTAAGACCACGGCAGGCAATTTCTCAACAACAATTGTCAAGGAAAGGTGCTATATTGTGCCTAATACTGACGCTGCTCTCGTGTATGTTCCCAATGCGCAACCCGCTAAGGACATGTTGAAGCACTTTGAGGACGACTACGTACGTCATCCAGTCAACGC